CTGAGGGGACTCAAGAGAATGGGAACGAAGAGATGACGACTCCACTCCCCCCCGTGGTCATCTGGTGCACCAAGTGCGGCGGCCCCAAGCCGTGTGCCTGCGGTAGTTGAGCTGTCGGCCCCGGCTGCAAGGCTGGGGCCGACCCGTTCCATCAAACACAGGAGAGAACTTGTCCGACGAGACGACCGAGCCGCAGGCTGACGAGAACGCCTGGGGTGAGTGGGGTGGGGACGCAGCTGCTCCCATCGGCACTCCGGCCACGCTGGCTCCGCCAGCGGCCTACCCGGCGAACCAGCCGCAGCGCGAGAACCACGCCTTCACGCTCAGCCTCCAGGCCGGGCGCGACGCGCCCATGCTGGTGCTGCGCGCCGAGAGTGCGGCGGAGATGAACAACCTGCTGACCCAGGTGGAGATGTCGGGCCTGTGGGCCAACGTCGGTAACCACCTGAGCAGCATGCGTGCCCAGGGCACGCTGGGGGCCGGACTCGGCCCGGTCCAGGCAGTGCCGCAGGCGGCCCCCGTGCCGCAGGTGACGCCGCAGGGCATCCCGACCAACCCGCAGGCCCAGTGGGGCCCCCCGCTGGGCGCTGGCGGTGCTCCTGGCACCGCTCCTGCCCAGTGGCAGAATGCCGGTGCCCCGGCGGCTGCGCCGCAGGGCTGCATGGGCCTCCAGCCCGGCTGGTTCAAGGTCAACATCCCCTTCCAGTCGAAGGCTGCCGGGGACGCGATCAAGGAGCAGCTGAAGGCGCAGGGCCTCTACCAGGGCAACATGCGCTGGTGCGCCGGTGCCAAGCACTGGCACGTCAGCCAGGCCATCGTTGGTGCCTTCGGCCAGTTCGGCCCCACTCAGTGAGTGTCGAGTTCTACGTCTTCGCCGACAGTCGCGAGACTGTCGGCGAGGGCGGTCCCGTCCACGGGATCCGTCCCGGCACGGCCGACGACCTGCTCGCTTATCTGGGCCTGTACGACTGGGCCTACCCGCACCTGGTGGTGCTCCGACTGGAGGGCGAGACCCGTTGGTCCTTCGCCCGACTGATGCCGAAGGAGAAGAACGTTGAAGATCAAGACAGCTGAGCTGGCTGTCATCACGGCCGCCATGTGGGCGGCCATGTTCCTGCTTGCCTACGCGCTGACCGTGGGACTGTCGCACCACGGGCCGACGGGCTTCCTGGCCGCCCTCTACGGCGGTTGCACGGGCATGATGGCAGCCTCCTGGGCGGCGGGCGTGGCCGTCCCGATCGGGGTGCGTCATGGGTGAGCTCTATGTCCGCGACACCGAGACGCTGGTCTCGGTGGTGACGCCGGAGATGACGCAGGACTGGTTCATCTTCGCCCTGCGCCTGAAGAACATGGGTGACGGCTGGGCCATCGAGCGCTACCACCAGTACCTGGACGCCGAAGGCAGGTGGACCTGGGCCCAGTGGGGTGAGGAGGAGTGGCACGACAGTCACATCTTCACCCGCGAGCAGGCTCTGGAGGTGGCCGCGAAGTACGCTCCGGAGGTCAAGAGCGGTCCCAACCGTGCCGCCGACGTGGCCGCTGGTAAGTACCGGGTCTACCGGGACGGCGGCTGGAAGCTTCCGGAGGAGTAGCCATGGACTACCAGGACATCGACCAGTGCGACGTCATGTCGGGCTGGAACGAGGAGACCGGCACCTGGAACACGCCGTGCACCTTCCCGGCCTGCGTAACGGCCGAGAAGACGGCCGAGGTCGAGGCCAGCCGTGAGTGACGAGGCCGCGCGCAGGCATGCGATGCGCTTTGAGTTCCCCTGCGAGCATGACAGCAGGGAGACCACCGCTGGCGTCGAGGTTCCCGGCTTCTATGACGGCATTCTCTTCTGGGCGTGCGAGGTCTGCGGGCGCATATGGCACCGCTGGCCGATGATGCCGGATGCCTACAGCGTAAAGATGCGCAAGCTGGCCATAGTCGCCATGCAGACATGGGAGAGGGCGCGTCATGCTGACGCTGAGCAAGGCGGTGAGGCGGGGCAAGACTGCCCCGCCTCCGCTGCCTCCGATGTACCCGAGCTGGGGCGCTAACAACTGGCTGCTACGGCAGCAGTCGGTGCAGATGATCGCCGGTGTCCCCGGCACCTACAAGACCATGGTGCTGCTGAACGGCCTGGTCAACATGAGGGTGCCGACACTGGGCTTCAGCAATGACAGTGACGACACCACCGTCGCGAGCAGGCTGCTGGGCATCGCCACCGGCGTGCCCTGCGACCAGACCGAGGAGTGGCTGCGCACGGACCCCGAGCGCTGCCACTCGATCCTCCAGCAGTACGACTTCATCCAGTGGCAGTTCATGCCCAGTCCAAGCCTGGACGACATCTGGCTTGAGACCTACGCCTACGGCGAGCGCTACGGCATGTGGCCGCAGCTGATCGTCGTCGACATCCTGGGGGATGTCGAGCACTCCGGGGCCGACGAGTGGTCGGCCCTGCGCGAGGTGATGAGGCAGTCCAAGGTGCTGGCCCGGGAGACCAGGGCCAGCGTCCTGCTGATTCACCACTGCTCGGACGGCACGAAGGGCGATCCCTGTCCTTCGCGGCAGTCGGTCATGGGCAAGATCTCAGCACACCCGACGCTCATGCTGACGCTGGGCAAGGACGCTGACGAGCGGCTGCACGTGGCGTGCGTCAAGGCACGCCACGCTGCCAGCGATGCCACCGGCAGGAAGTCGCTGCCGATGTCCGTCACGCCGGAGAACGCCCGCGTGCGGGACTACACAGGTGGCCCGGCCGCGCCGGGACAAGGAGGTGAGTGGTGGAAGTAGTCAGTCGCAAGGCCATGGTCTGGCAGGACCGCAGGACCGGTCTGTGGACCTTCGCCCACTACTGCCGCACGGTCTACGACCGTGGCGGCCCGTACATGGCCAAGATCGAAGGCATCTACGGTTGGCGTCCGGCATACCGCACGGCGCTGGCCCACATGAACGACCACAGGAGAGGACATGGAGAGGTTCAGACGCATCAGCAACGGTGACCTGCTGGTCAGTGGGACGCTGATCCGGCACACCCCCGAGGAGGGGGAGGGCCTGGTGATGGTTCCGGCGCAGCTCGTCAACGAGTGGCTGGAGAAGGAGATCACGGCCAAGGCGGACCGCCTGCTGGCGATCATGGTCGAGACGCAGCGCCACGCGCTGCTGCCGCAGGAGAACGAGGAGTAGCAAGTGCACGACAGGACCCGACGGGCCCTGACCGCGCTGGGTGCATGGGCGGCCGACGTGGCCGCCCTCACTCTGGCGCTCATCCTGGCCACTCCCGTGGCCGGGATGATCCTCTTCCTAGTCGGATGGGTGGTGTTCGGATGAAGACGACCGTGCACCAGCGCCTGCGCGCACAGCGCAGGGCTGAGCACTCGCGCGCCGCGTGGCGCGCACATCGGCGCGCCGTGCGCTGGTTCGGCTGCGGCGGCTACCGCTGCCCCGAGTGCTGTGACATCCCGCTGCACCGCTGGGAGGTGCGGGGCATGACCATCGGCGAAGGTCTGGTGGCCGAGGACGAGCGCCAGGAGATGCTGGCCTTCCAGCGCCTCTACCGGCACGAGGAGTCCATGGGGCTCTATGCGCCGGAGTCCGACGACCCCAAGCACTGGCACCTCCTGCACGCCCTGGGCTACTGGTCGTGACCACCAAGTCCAAGCAGCGCGGCACGCAGACCGAGACCATGGCGGTCAAGGCTCTGCGTGCCTTCGGCTGGGAAGAGGCCGAGCGCAGAGCGCTGGCGGGCAAGCTGGACAAGGGGGACGTCGTCAACGTCCCCCTGTTCTGCCTTGAGATCAAAGGCGATCGGTCGATGCGGCTCGCTGCATGGAAGGCCGAGACGCTTCAGGAGCAGGAGAACGCAGGCGAGCCCTACTGCGCACTGATCGTGCGCGTCGAGCGCAAGCCGGTCGAGCAGTGGGACTTCTACATGCCGCTGGAGCAGCTGGGCATGCCGATCTACGGGGAGGACGCATGGGCTTGTATGCCTTTCCACGTGGGGATGGAAGTCATGGAAGCCCTCCAGACCCGGCATACCCACTGGAGCCGGTCCTCCGGCTCTACGGCCTAGAGGCAGAGCCCGACGGGCGCGACTGGTCGAAGGCGGTGCGCTGCCCCTTCCATGGGGACGCGCACCCCAGCGCGGTCATCAACTGGCAGCGTCAGTACTTCCACTGCTTCGCCTGCGAGGCGAAGGGTGGCGCGGTACAGCTGATCATGCACAAGGAGGGGCTGGATCGTGGAGCTGCCGTCACCCGAGTTGAGGATCTTCTTCGAGCGGGCGGTCACTCAGTACCAGAGCGACCTGACCACCGATACGTTCGCCCAGGAGTACCTAAGCCGCCGGGGGTTCACGTCGGCGGTCGCCGCTACGTTCCGCCTGGGCGTCGTCCGTCATCCGATTGAGGGCCAGGAGCGCTTCAGGGGACGCCTCAGCATCCCCTACCTGACCCGCGCGGGCGTGGTGAACATGCGCTTCCGCTGCCTGCGGCAGCACCTGTGCAAGCCCGAGGGCTGCCCGAAGTACCTGCCCGCCATCGACGGCATGGAGGGCAACCTGTTCAACGTCAACGACACCTTCGCCGACGGCGACTCGATCGCCGTCACCGAGGGCGAGCTCGATGCCATCAGCTGCTCGATCTCGGGCATCCCGGCTGTCGGGATGCCCGGGGCGACCCAGTGGAAGCCGCACTGGAAGCGCGTTCTGGAAGACTTCCCCGTGGTCTACGCCGTCGGCGACGGCGACGAGGCTGGCAGCAAGTTCAACGCCAAGCTGATGAAGGAACTCAAGGCCATCCCGATCAAGATGGCGAACGGAGAGGACTGCAATGCCGAATATCAACGGGGCGGGGCGGAGCGCGTCCGCGCACTCTTCCCCCGACCTGACTGAGACGCAGGTCATCCCGGTTGTGCCCCTCAAGGACAAGCCGGGAGTGACGATCGAGCACATCGCGGATGCCCTGGGGGCCGAAACGCTCTGCGAGCATGTGGCCTGGGAGGTGACAGGGCACATCACTCCGCGCCCCGGTGAGACCGAGGCCATGGAGGTGCGCAAGTGCTCCGACTGCGGTCACCGATGGACAGCGTCCATCCCTGGCCCCAGCAAGGAAGACCTGGCCGAGGCGCGCAAGGCGCTCGGCGTCGAGGAGTCTGCGCCGCAGCCGCCCGAGGTGGTCTACGGCGGTGGCCGCATCGTTACCTACCAGACCAAGCGCGGTCAGTACGACCTGATCGTGGACGAGATCGCCATGGTGTCGGTGCAGAACGGCATGCTGGTGGTCCAGCATCCGCAGGCCGACGTGATAGGCATCGTGGGCGTGCGCCCCTGGCTTCGCGAGGAGGAGAAGCATGCCGCTGACGCTGAGGGTTAAGGCCGGGCAGGCCGTCTTCTCGATGGCCGACGGTGCGATGAAGGCCGAGTGGACGCTGACCACCGGCATGGACGAGGAGCAGCTGGTCGACGCCCTGGTGGGCATGCTGCGCTACGTCAAGAAGGAGGGTCTGGCCGCGCCTGAGCGGCACCTGCACGCGGTCGCCGACCGCGTCGAGGAGCAGCTGCCGCGCTCGCTCGGGGCTGGCCACGACGCCCCGCCGGAGCTGTCGGCTATGAGCTGGAAGCCAGTGGTCCAGCCGAAGCCACTGGACGCCAGCATCAGCCAGGCTGCCGCTTCCGGCTTCGAGCCCATCCCGCCCGAGGAGATGGAAGACTGAAGAGCACCCGGCCGGGTCGAGCCTCCTCTCCGGCTCCCCGGCCGGGGCACCATCGGAGAGGTGTAGAGTCACACTCGTTCGGCGACAGGGTCCATCCACCCGATGGAACCAACCTGGCGCTCGACAGCCTGAAGGCCCCCCGATTGCACCGGGGGGCCTTCGGCGTTCACTGTGGCTTGTGATTCTCCACATGCTCCTGGAGCAGCTGCTGGGTCGTCTTCACCTCGTCAGCCAGCTCGGTAAAAGGTTGCGGATTGCCACCACTTCCGAGCATCTTGTCAAGTGCACGCTCAACTGCGGGCAGCTGTACGAGGTTGGTGGCGGCGACGCTCACGGCCAGCACCACAGCGCCCGCACCGACCTTGCTGTTCACTCCCGTGCTGGCAAGGAGCACGGGAGTGGCCACGGCCAGTCCCACGACCGCCTCGATGGCGGTCTCAATCAGGGCTCTGGTCTTCTTGCTCAGATTCATCTGCCTCTCCTTGGGCCCTCAGGCGGTCTACGACCGCCGCAGTCGGCAGGTCCAGGGTGCCAGTCGGCTCAAGCCGGAAGAGTCGCTGTACGCCCCGCAGGGCGGCCCTGGTGGGGCCGTCCATCTCACCCGTAGGGGTGAGCCTCAGCTTGCGTTGAGCACGCCTGACAGCGCGGTGCTCCGCCTCGTCAGTCGGAGAGATGATCTCCCGGCTGATCCAGTCCATCACTGTCCTCCGGGAAGCCGAAGTCGACCTTGACCTTCCCCATGTGCTTGCGGTTAGACCTGGTGATGTGGATCAAGGCCACCGGGGACCACAAGGCCGAGGCCAGAAGGTTCGGCCACACCGCCACCCAGGTCTGGCTGAGCCAGCTCATCTCCCACCCCCGTGTAGCCGGGCGTCATCGCCCGGCTCTCGCTGTTGCGAGCCACGCGCATGATCTGCGCGTGGTCCTCACTGTCCGCGTCTTCGAAGATCTCCCACTCAAGCGCCATGATCTCTCCTTAGGTGACGACGTCGTTGAGGGTACGGAACTGCACCGTCAGGATGCCGCCGTAGCCCTCGAAGTTCGGGCCCGGCTCAGCCTTCTGCTCGAACTTGTAGTCCTCGATCACGACCAGGTAGCTCTTGCCCTGCTGCAAGTCCTGAAGGGTGAGGCTGTCGCCCTTCTGGGCGATGGCCTCGAACGCCTCCAGCCTGGCCAGCGACCGGTTCTCGTAGCCCGACTTCTGACCGTTCTTGTCGGACTCGATGTCGAAGCAGTAGAAGGGGATCACGAAGACGCGCTGGCGCGTAGCGCCCGGGATCACCTTGAACTGCCAGCCGTTGACGACCATGCCCTTGGTCGTGTCGAGCGAGGAGCGCAGGAAGTCGAGCCGCAGCTTGACCCACTCGCTGGCGCTCGGCGGCACCGACAGCAGGACCGACTCGATCATCGTCCCGGCACCCTCCGAGATCGAGACGATCGAGGTGACGCCACCGCCGGTGTCCTCGATGCTGGCGGTCAGCCCACCGGCGTAGCCGACCGGCGTCTTCACCGACAGGAACTTGAAGATCTTGGGTTCCTGGGTGTTGAAGCGGATGCGTGCCGTCTCGAAGTAGGCGTTGGACTCCAGCACGGTGGCGTTCTCCAGGTAGGCCCCCGATGCCTGGACCGTGAAGACCATGCGATTGCTGTTGCCGAAGTTGGTGGCGTCCCAGACGACACCGGAGGTGTGCGCCTGGAGGTCTGTGGCGTAGGCGTAGCGCGCCCCGACGTTGCCGCCGTTGTCCTGGATCGGCTGGCCGAGATCGATGCGCCACAGGCCACTTGCGCCGTCGATGGCGTTGGTCGCCGTGACGAAGAAGAAGCGGTCGAAGGCGGCGACACTCTTGGTGTCGCCGGTCACCAGCAGCGGCCCGTAGCTGATGTCGCCGTTGACGTCGATCTGCCCGACGCGGAAGCCACGCGTGGTGCAGATGCCGACGAAGCTCCCCAGGTAGGTGATCAGCTTGTTGACGATCTCACCGTTGGGCAGCTCGCAGGTGATGGTGCCACCGTTGGCCAGCGTCGGCACGACGCCGGTGCTGGTCAGTGCGAACTTGTAGATCGAGGACTTGGAACCGGCGAAGCCCGAGGCGTAGATGGCGTTCGGCCCGTCGGTGATCGAGGTCCAGGCCCAGGCGCTGTTGAGGTGCGTGAAGCGCAGATCGCTGGCGCTCACGCTGGGACCTGCTGTCACCAGCTCGTACATCAGGTTGCCGATGCCAGCCATCAGACGCCCCTTGACCCAGGCGATCTTGATGTTGGCGCTGCTGGTGTTGTAGAGCAGCGAGCCGGAACCGGCGTCAGCGCCCTTGTAGATGGCGCTGGCATTGGCCACGAAGTAGTTGGTGCCGTCGTTGGTCACCGACAGGATGGTGCCGCTCCCGCCCCAGGTCACGGCCGTGTTCGTAGTGCCGTCGGAGCTGGTGAAGTTGGCTCCCACGGCAGACCAGAACTTGTCGGTGCCGTTGTTGTAGCCCATGACGTAGTGCGCGTTGCTGGTGCCGTCGATCACCTGGACCGCCGTCTGCCGCAGCATGCTGATCTGACCGTCGGTCCAGGGGTTGAGCCCCACGCTGTGGCCGTAGCGGATGGTGTGGCGGTTCTGGAGGTTGGCCGCACCGACCTGGTCCGGGTCCTGGTAGAGCAGCCCCTCGCCGCCGATGAAGGTGGCCTGGCTTCGCAGCCACCAGTCGACCAGCGACTGCTCGCCAGGCTCGCGGGCGTTGTCGAACTGCTGCTTGCGAATCGGCGCGAGGCTGCGCGTCATCGGATTCTGGTCCGATGACGCGGACAGGAAGAGCTGGCCAGCCATCGCGTAGTCGTAGGCGATGTCGTGAATGGCGGCCGTGGCCGACTGCGGAGTGGTGCGGCCCGACAGCGGGAATGCCAGGCGCTGAACAATCCCTGCCATCGAGGACTCCTAGGCGAGTAGGGGCATCATGACGATGTCGCGGTAGTCGATGGTCATGGTGGAGGCGCTGTTCACGCGGTGCTGCGGCGTGACCGTCAGGGTCTCGCCGGATACGCCGCCGGAGATCACCTTCTGGATCGACATCGACAGGTTCCCGGTGCCCGTGACGATCACGGATGCGGCGTCATTCGCCGCGTAGCGGCTGCCGCTGGTGCTCCCCACCGCGTTGAAGGACGTGATCGAGTTGTTGGTGGTCGAGTTGCGGCAGGTTACGCGCAATGTGACCAGTACCTTGCCCGACTCCGGCACGATGCAGGTGGCCGTCAGGGTTCCGACGGACGTGTAGGTGGTCGAGGTGGTGGTGCGTCCGGCAGTGGCATCCTCACCCTCGCCCACCAGCATGGCGGATCCGAAGATCGAGCCGTTCTGGAGGACCGAGAACTCCTCCGCGCCGTTCAGCGTGCCGACGAACAGCTGGCCACCGAAGGTGGCAGGGGCGTTGGCCTGCACGATGATGCCGCTGGTGGCGACGGGGGTGAAGTTGCCCGTCAGGCCCGCAACGATCCCGCCCGAGGTGACGTTGCCACCGGCCACGAAGGCGGTGTCCGTCTTCAGCGTGCCAGCCGCACTGCGGTAGAGGTTCGTGTCGCGGGCACCGGTGCCCGGACCGAACTGCATCGTGCCGTCGCCCAGCAGGCGGAAGTTGTCGAAGGACGCGACGCCGTTGAGGTTGGACGACAGCACCGTGTTGGCCAGGGCCGAAGGCTGCCCGGCCATGACTCCGGTCTCCACGATGCCGGGGCTGTGCAGGATGCCGGTAGAGCCTACGAAGGACACCGTGACGCCGTTGACCTGCCAGTCCTGGAGGTCAGCGCTGGTGGCCGTCGGGCTGTTCAGTGTGAGCGCCACGGCGCTGGTCAGCTGGTTGTTGATCAGCGCATTGCCATTGGCCAGCACGCGGAACAGTGGCGTCGAGCCACTGTTCTGAATCGACAGCACGTCGGCGGTCTGGCCGGAGAATCCCTTGATCATCACCGGCACGATGCCGGTGCCGGTGGAGGTGAAGGTCGCCGCCCCGGAGACGGTGGGGCTGGTCTCCGTCGGAGTGTTGACGATCGGCGAGGTCAGCGTCTTGTTGCTCAGCGTCTGCGTGTCAGTGGTGCCGACGATCGTGCCAGCCACGCCGTGGATGGCCGCCACGGCGGCCTCGTGGGTGCGGAAGGCGGTGGCGTCGTTGGCGCAGTACACGTGACGCACCACGGCCCCGATGCTGTGACTCTGGGCCGAGGTGGAGTCGAAGCCACGGGTGACCGTGAGCACGCCGAGGCTGTTGTTGGTGACGACCACCAGCTCTTCAGCCGCAGCGCCGTAGTCGATCGAGACGACGAAGGGGTAGGAGCTGGGCCAGCCCACCGTGCTGGCCACCTGCACCGTGGTCGAGCTGTTGGAGATGCCGCCCGACAGCTGGGTCTGGACTGCGGTGCTGGAGTAGAAATATGCGTTGGTCATGCGCCCCTCACCTGCATGTATAGTTCGGTTTCATGAAGACCGTAGAGGAGAGGTTCTGGGCCAAGGTCCAGAGGGGCGAAGGCTGCTGGCTGTGGCTGGGCGGCAAGCACAAGTTTGGATACGGCACCTTCCGCGCCGGGAAGGCTGTCATAGGGGCGCATCGCTACAGCTGGCAGCTTCACAGTGGGCAGCCGATCCCGGAGGGGTCGTTCGTGCTGCACAGCTGCGACAACCCGCCTTGCGTGAACCCGGCGCACCTGCGCCTGGGTTCGCCGAAAGACAACATGCAAGACATGTCGACCCGTGGTCGCGCGCGTGGCGGAGGCCCCCCAAAGGATGTCTGCGATCGGGGACATACCGATTGGTACGTTAATGGCAAGACGGGCTGGAAGTACTGCCGCCCCTGTCGGGCGCAGAACTCGCGTGATTGGCGTAAGCGCCAGGCCGCCAAATCGTAGGTCCATGTCAGGACCCCTGAAATGTTGCAAAGTTAGGCATTTCTTCGAACATGCGGGCGCGCTCAGCGTCGAGACGCTGCTGGTAGAGCGCCATGTAGTACTGCGCGGCCTTCGCCGCAGAGCCGGTCGGCACCAGCGGAGCACGCTCGGTCGCCTCGACCGAGCGCATCTGGAGGCGCGCCGCCTCGTAGGTCGGCAGCAGGCGCGCGATAGCGCCGTAGACCACGATGTCCACCGTGCGCTCGGGGAAGCCCGAGACGGTGGAGTAGTCGTCGCTGTTGTTGACCAGCACCGCAGGCGGCACCGAGTAGACCACCTTCATCTGGCGGCCCGGCGTGACGAAGTCAAAGATCTGGATCGACTTCCCATTGGGGAAGTCGGTGGTCGCCTGCGTGTCGGCCAGCGGGTTGTAGCGCCAGTTCGGCAGCGGCTGCCAGATCTTGGTCGGGCCGACAAGCTGGCCCGTCACGTACCAGATGTCTTCGACATCAGCCGGGAGGCTGTACTCGTAGACCGGCGCGAGCTTGGTGATCTCGGTCGACTTGAAGACGACCAGGCTCGGGTACATCGCCAGGATCGTGTCGTTGATGGCGTCCTTGATCCGCTGACGCGGGAACTTGGGGGCCATCGTGATCAGCGCGGGCGAGGTGTGCGAGGCCGCCACTGTGTTCGACCAGCCGCGCCCATTGATGCCAGCCTGCACTGTGACGATGCCGCTGGTGCGGTCGATGGACTGCGCCAGGATGAGCTCGTCGTCGATCTCGATGGTGCCCCGGAAGACGCTGGTGGCCGTTGCGGTGTCCACCGTGAAGGTCGTGTCCCCCGGGGCCATGTTGACCGCCAGCGTCGAGTACTGCTCCTGGTCCTGGGTGAAGCCCTGGACCTGCTGGCGAACCCTGGTCAGGATCTTATCGAAGCTGATGGCCATGGGGGCTCCTTACGGACCCACGCGAGTGGCGACGATGTGAGCCGAGTAGACCGCCGTGCCCGTGGCTGCCGCCACGGCCTGGACCGTCAGCGCGGTGACGCCGTCGCCGAAGACGCGGTAGCGGTAGGGACCTGCGGCATTGGTCGTGCCGGAGGTCGTGGACGCGTAGGGCATGAAGGCCGCCAGGGCTGTCGAGCCGAAGCTGGCCTTCATGTTGTTGGAGTCGGCGGCCACAACTGCGGTGCCGTTGATGGAGATCCAGATCTCCACGTCATGCAGGCCGCTGCCAGGCGTGATCGTGGCGACCGTGGCACCGGCACCAGGGCCGGTGGACTTGGCGGCTCCATTGGTGGAGCCGTACAGAAAGACTTGCTGACCGTCAGGCATAGACCTCTCCTTCTCTGGTCAGAACATCATCCCTCAGAAGGTGAAGCCGTTGATCGTTACGCTGGCGGAAGACAGGCCACCGAGGGCGAAGACCAGGTCGACAGAGTTGGCTGGCGGGGTGTAGAAGACCGCCTCGATGTAGGTGTGGTCCGCCACGGAAGTGGCGGCCAGCCCCTGGAGGGAGAGGTCGGCCAGCACCGAGCCGTTCGGAGGCTCGGACACACCAGCCGTGGACATGGTGACGGTGGCCCTGCCGGAGGCCAGCGCGTCCACCGAGCCGCTGATGGCGATGTCGCAGGTGAAGATGCTCCCGGCCGGGATGGTGAGGATGGTCCCGTTGCTCTGCCGGTTGCCGTTGTAGATGCTGCCTGCCGCTGGCGGGTTGACGATCATGCTTCGCCCCAGGTGAAAGCGATGTTGAAGTTCAGGTTGATGTTGCCGACTGACATCGTGTAGGACACGCCCTCGCCAGGGGCGAGGATGAGGGGGCCAGCACCCGGAGGGCCTGAGAGGTGCTCCAGGATGACAGCCGCACCATTGGTGTTGACCGCTGGCGGAATGGCCACGATGGCCGCTCCAGCGGTCAGCGTGGGGTTGCCCGTGTAGACCTGGGCCACCTGAGTGGCATAGCTGCTGACGAACTTGTTGACCGCAGAGGTCGCCTGGAGCGTGCCACCCGAGACGGCTGTCACTCGCTGAATGGTCAGTGAGTGCGCACCGGCCACGGAGCCGGTGACGATGTAGTCGGAGACGGTGGTCGAGAGCGGAAAGAGGTTCTTCCCGCTGCCCACCGGGTTGTACAGCACCACGTAGTTGGTGGCCGCCACGACGCCAGCGACGTCCTGCGCGGAGAAGCTGTAGACGCCCGTGATCGTCGGGTCCTTGGCTGGCACCGAGTTCACATAGGGCTGGTTGGTGACGGACGCATTGACCGTCAGCGCCCCCGAGGTGGTGATCGGTAACGGGGTCTGCGTCGTGCTGGCTGGTCCCCCGACCAGGATTACGTTCTCGGGCATCGCTACTCCAGCGGGTCTGCGCGATTGAAATCGCGCCCGTAGGCAGCGCCAGCCTTGTCGGACTGGCGCATGGCGTCCACGATCTTCGGCATGGTGGTGCCGTCAGGCTGGATGCCCTCCTTGCGCGCGGCGCGGTAGAGGTCCAGCTCCTTGTCCCACTTCTTCTGCTCGGTGTAGTCCCCGCCGCCGTTGCGGCCCGCATACGCAACACGAGTGCCTGCCGAACGCAGGCACTCGTGGTAGGACCCATGATCCTTAGTCCTGCATCCGCTTCGACAGGTCATCCGAAGTTCCCCCAGGTGCCGCTGTCGTCGCACTCGACGACGGTGTAGGGGCTGCCACCGGCTCCCCGAATCGGGGTGTTCTCGACGGTGGCCGAGATCGTCAGCCGCTCGTTGCCGTTGACCAGGATCTGCGAGCCGCCGTCGGTGCAGGGGCAGCCGTCGCCGTCGTGGTGCGGGCAGTCAGGGGTGCCCTGCTGCGCATAGCGCTGCATGTCCATCACTTGCCGCCCTTCTTCGGAGCGGCCTTCTTGGCCGCGCCCATGTCCGGGTACTTGCGCTTGACCGCAGCGCGGACCTGCGCAGCCTCGGGCTTGCCCGAGCTGCGAGCCAGCGCGTTGGCGGCGTGGCTGCGGTCCTGGATCGGGTAGTTGCCCGACTTGGCCTTGGCCTTCGGCGTCTTGGCCTTGGACGGGATGGCGAAGTCGGATGTCGGGATGGCCTTGCGGCCCTTCGCGTTGAGCTCAGCCATGGCTCCTCCTACGGGGCTGGCGTGAAGTTCGCGTTCGTGACGCTGACACCACCGGCGATCAGGTTCGCCTTGGTGGTGTCGTCCACAACGTAAGTGTGCCCGCCCGTGTAGAAGTTCACGGCCTCGGCCTGATCGTCCTGCGTCGGGAACCGCAGGGCGCGGAAGACGCCCTGCGGGAACTCCTTGATGGAGATGCCCTGGCCAAGCTTCAGCCTTCGCAGCAGTGGGTCGTAGTCCCACTGCGGCAGTCCCTCGTCCACGTGGTTGAGGGTGAAGAACCAGTTAGCCATGGCCAGGGCCCTGCCTCAGCTCTTGACGAGGCTGAGGTAGTTGGTGCCGTCGGAGATGATCAGCGCCCCGTGCACCGCGCCAGAGGCGAGCACGAGGCTCGCACCGCCGTCGATGGTGGAGGTGGTCGGGGTGACCGTCACCGTGTTGGTGGTACCGGTGGTCCGAATCATCAGCATCCGGCCCGACTGCCACTCGGCACCGGCCTGCGGCACGGTGACGGTGATGGCACCAGCGGACGGGTCGCAGAGCAGGACCGAGTCGTTCACGGTGGCAGTGTAGGCCGCCGCCGTGACCTTGGTGATCGTGTAGGAGATGTTGTCGTTGCCGCTCATGGCTGCCCCTATCAGCTCGCGTCGATGGTGGAGGTGGTCTCCACGCGGATCAGGGACTCCTGGCGGTAGATCGCCCAACCGGCCACGCCGTACCAGCCGATCGGCCGGAAGCGCATGAGCTTGTCGGTGATCGGACCCGGGATGACGTGGAACTCGTCGGCCACAGCCTCAGCGAGGGCCTGCTGGACCGCGAAGTAGGTGCGGAAGCGGCGCACGGTGCCACCGGCACCGGCGTCGGCCGCGTTGAAGCAACGCGGGGACTCGACGTAGTAGGCACCCTCGTAGGCACCGATCTCGCCAGCCCAGATGTTGCCAGCCGCCGAGTAGTTGTGCGGGTCACGCCAGGCCGCAGCGCCCGTGTCCGACCGGAGGTCGTAGGAGACCTCGGGGTGGATCGCGCACCAGTAGAGCGAGCCCTTGCGCGGCACGGCCTTGTTGGTGCGGAGCTTGACCACCGCAAGGCGGGCGAGCGAGGACTTGAAGCCGTCGGTCGCGACCAGGGACGCGGCACCAGTGGAGATGGTGGCGTTGGTGACGTAGGTCGTGGTGCCACCCTGGAGCTGGATCAGGTTCGATCCGCCACGGATGACGTTCTGCACGACGGTGTCCATCGAGTCGGCCATGTTGTACGCCACGATGTTGGCGACAGCCGGGTCGACGTCGGTCAGGGAGAACAGGTACAGCTTGCGGGTGCGGAGCACCGGGTTGCCGTACTCGTTCAGGGTGATGGTGACCGTGGTCGGGTTGCCCAGGGCAACCGAGTCCGGGTCAACGTTCTCGGTCAGCGTCGCGGTCTGCTGCGCCAGATCCTGGAAGCGCTCCAGGACAACGGAGCCACCAGGCGCGGTCTGCTGCGCCGGTCGCTTGTCGGCGACCTGGCGGAAGAGCGGCTGGGAGCGGAGCGCGAACTCAAACAGCTTGTCGTACGCGGTCTGGACCGCGTTCGACATGGCTGTGGTATCGGTGTATGCGTTAGCCATTGCTTCTCACCTCCCCCTTCAGGGGGCCCAAGACGGATCAGGGCGGTGAGTCAGGCAAGGATGTCCCAGTTCCAACCGTGAGCCCTCGCCACCTGCTGGAACTCCTCGGGAGTCGTGGTGGCGGCGAGCGCCGCCGCGATGGCGTCGTCCCCGGTCAGAGTCTGCGCGGTGCCGTCGGCACCGGCCGCGTTCATCGCGGCCATCCCCTGCTGACTCTCGGTCGGAAGCGAGCTCTGCGGTGCCCCTGCGGGCACTGTCTCCCTGGCTGGACCCTGACCCCCGTCCGTACGGGCGATCAGGCCGCCGTTGGCAGTCAGCCACTCCTCGACCTTGTCGGGCTCACCCGTGTACAGCGCTGCCGCTGCCGGGTTGTAGCCCTGGGCCTGGAAGACCTTGGCCACCTGCGCCGTCTTCGCCTCCTGGCGAAGCGCCGCCAGCTCCTCGCGCATCTCCTTCATCGCCTTGGAGTCGGCTTCCATCTTCTCCCTGAACCACTTGGGAGCGTTTCCGCCTGACTCTGGGACGTTGGGCGCGCCTTCGCCGTCCGGTGTGCCGTAGTACCCGAAACCCATGTCGCTCATCTGAGCCGTCTCCCGTTCGTCTCTTGGCCAGCCTGGCCAAGTTCACGGGGAGAACTTGGACGCTCTGGCGATCACTGACTGTATACCACCGCAGGAGAGGAATGATCCATGGACCCCTACCGCATTCTGGTCACGGGCTCGCGCGACTGGGACCAGCCTGAAGTCATCTGGGAAGCGCTTGAGCGCCAGGTGCAGCTTCATGTCCCCGCCGACAGGGAGGGAATCCTTGTGCACGGAGGGGCGCGAGGGGCTGACGCCATCGCGGCGGACTGGGCCTACCGCTACGGGCTGGGCATTGAGGAGCACCGTGCCGAATGGGATCGGCACGGTCGGGCGGCCGGGCACATCCGCAACGCACTGATGGTGGGCCTTGGGGCCCACGTCTGCCTGGCCTTCATCAAGAACGCCTCGCGCGGCGCGACCAACTGCGCCGCGCTGGCCGAGCGGGCCCATATCCCCATCGTGCGCTACTGCTGCTGAGAGCCAGCATTCAGGCCGATGTAGCTGACCGATCCGGTATTGCCGGAGAAGAGTGCCTTCTCCTGCTCCTCCAGGCTGGTCTGCTTCTTCGCCCCGGCCGAGCCCGGAGTGAAGACCGCTCCCTCTGCTTCGGTCTGGCTGAAGCCGGTGCCGAAGCGCTGGGCGATCTGCTGGAGGCTGTTCAGCGACTCGCCGATCTGGGCGTAGCCCTGCTGTGCCTGCGCCGTTGAGATGCCCAGCTGAGCCAGCTGTCCGGCGTTGGCGTCCGACAGGCCACGCATGAGGGCCTGTCCGCCGATCTGGGCTGCCTGAGCCTGCATCTGGAGCAGGGGCACTGCCTTCGACTGGTCCAGAAAGTAGGCGACCATGTCGCCCTGGCTCACCCCATAGAGGTCGGTCAGCGCCTGCTTGACCTCGTTCGGAGCCTGGGCCACGGTCTGCTTCTCCAGGTTCACGCGGTCCTGGATCTCAGTCGGCGACACGTCGCCGCCGATCCAGCCAGCGAAGTCGCTGGGGCTGTCGTAGAAGCTCTTGGGCAGCCCAGCGTCCTGGAGGATCGCCCGGTAGCTCGACTCCGTCGAGAGGTACTGGGCCGGGCTCAGGACCGGCAGACCGGCCTTCGCCCGCAGCTCGTTACCGGCGAAGCGCTGCTTGTACTCGGGGGTGTCCTGGATCAGCAGCGTGATGGTGTCAGCGCCGTAGCCCTGCTTGATGAAGTTGAAGATCGTCGGTGCCAGCGAAGCCAGGCCGTACTGGGTGAACTCATCCACCAGGAAGGAGTAGGCGTCTCGCTGGTCGCCGGTCAGGTCGGTGAGCGGATTGCCGGTGACACCACTCGGCTGCGCCGGAGTGCCGGAGATCACCGTGCCGATCGGCGGCGTGCCGGACTGAGTCCCCGCAGGGGCCGTCGGGTAGTACTTGCCGGGCGTCGGGTTGGGTAGCGGGATGTTGACTGGAGTGGTCATCAGAACGTCGCTCCGAAGATCTGGCCGATCTGGCGCACGGTGGTGGCGGTGCTTTCACGGGCATTGTCGGTCTTGCGCCAGAGCGGATCGTTGCGTACCTGGTCCTCGAACTGCCACAGCGGCATCTGCGAGCCCGGCATGCCGCCCTTCGGCAGAGTGGCTGTCATGGCCTGCTCGACGTACTTGTTGGACAGGTCGACGCTGCCGTCAGGCAGCTCCAGCAGCTGCGCCACGGCCTTGGTGTAGGGCGCTGCCAGGTCGAGCACGTTCTGCCCGGCCTGGATCTGGGTGGCGTAAGCGCTGTACTTGCTGGCCGCAGACTGGCGCATCTGCGCGAGCACCGTGTCGACGGTGCTCTTGCCGCCCTCGATGTCTCGCACGTTCTGGAGGAACCAGGCGGGCGACTGGGTCAGGCCGTTGGCGTAGGCGTAGGTGTAGAGCTTGTCGTAGTCCTGACCGGCCTGACCGGCCATCTCGTTGCCCGAGAACTTCACCTGACCGCCGAGCCAGGCGGTGACCTGCTGGTCGGTCCAGCCAGCCTGGAGAACCTTCAGGACCGCCGCCTGGAGCGTCGGGTCCATCTTGCCCAGATCGGTGCCCTTGCCCAGCAGATTGCCGTAGCCCACGGCCACGGCCAGCTGGTTCACGTGGAAGGCGGTCTGGTCCATCTTCTGCTTGAAGCTGGCCGGGTCGGTGTACTTGAGCGTGATGAACTGCCGCATGGTGTCCGACTGCGTCTGCCACCACTGCGTGTTCTTCAGATGGGCGACGAAGACGTCAGCCGTCCACTGGCCCTGCACCGCCTGGCCGAAAAGCTTCTTCAGCTCCTTGTTGGAGTTGATCAGGCTGGAGCTCAGGCCGTAGAGAGCGGCCAGTGTGGCCGGGTCGAGCTGCGGTGTCACCGCAGGCGTGGTCACGCCGCCTCCCGAGGTTGAAGTGGTCCCCACATCGATGCTGCCGCTGTTGCCCAGGTACTGCTTGTAGGCCCCGCTCTTGTACGTGGACCACGGGGACCAGTTGGTGCCGCCGTTCGACATGGCATAGGCGACCTTGGCATTGGTCAGCGCGTCGAACAGGTCATCGTTGCTGCTCAGGCCGTACTGCTTGCGCCGCTCGGGGCCCATGGCCCCGAGCATGTTGATCTGGAAGAGCCCGTAGGACTGGTCGCCGGTGCTGGCGTCTCCGTTGAAGGCGCTGGACGATCCACGGGACTCGGCCATGGCGATGGCCAGGGCCATCCGCAGGCCGTTCCCGGTGAAGCCAGCCTGCTCCAGGATGCTGATCAGGCTAGCCACTGGTCACCCCCAGGTTCTGGAGCACCTGCCTCGCCACCTGCCCCGTGGTGTTGATCGCCGCCTGGGTCTTGCCCCAGTCCGACTGGTTGCGCACCAGGTTCTGGAAGTCGGTCAGGCTCATGGCTGGAGCTGGCTGCCCCTTGGCGTCGCGACTGTTGATGGCCTGCTGGATCAGCTTGTTGTTCGGGTCGATCGCGTTGGGATCGAGGTTCAGCTCCTTGGCCATGATCTGCACGTAGGGGTCGACCATGTCCTTCACGGTCGCCCCCGCCTGGATCTGCTGCTGGAAGGCCGGGTACTTGCCAGCGGCCTGGCCCTGGATCTGGTTCATGATCCCAGTCATGTCCGACAGGCCACGGATCACGTACTGGGCGTAGGTCTTGATCGTGTTGTCGGAGAGCTGCACGCCCTGCTGGTAGGAGTACTGTCGCAGCTGGTTGTAGATCTGTCCGGCCTGGCCGCCGATGACGTGCTTGTCGTTGAAGTCGACGTACTGGCCGAGAAAGTTGCTGATCTGGTCGTTGTTCCAGCCGTAGGTGACGATGTTGGTGGCCAGCTTGTTGAGCTGGGCCGTCGACAGGATCGCGCCCTGCTTGACCGCTTCAGCGCCAGCCGCCGACTGGGCGGCGGCGATCTGCGCCTGGTAGGTCGCCGGGTCCTCGCTCTTTAGCACGGCCGCCTGGCGCATGGTGTCGCTGTTCGCCGCCCACCACTTGGTCTGCTTGAGGTGCGCAGTGAACACATCTGGCGTCCACGTGTTCTTCACAGCCTCCTGGAAGAGGCTCTTCAGCTCCGGCGGGGCCGACTGGAAGAAGGCGTAGGACATGCCGTAGTTCGACGCCAGCGTCTCCTTGTCAGGCGGCGTGGTCGTCGGAGCGAAGGCGCTCGTGGTGGCCGTCTGGAAGTCCTGGCTGGGGTTGCTACCGAGCACGCCGGGGATCCGGCGCGCTCCGTAGAAGCGCTGCTGGTAGTAGCTGTCGGTCAGCGAGCTGATCTTCACGCCCTCGCCGGGGCGAGGGGCGGCGATGAACTTGCCCTGGCCGATGTAGATGCCGACGTGGTCCGGCCCCTTCTTCGAGGGGTCGGTGTCGAAGAAGACCAGGTCGCCGGGCTGGAGCTGCTGGATGCCGACGGCCGCACCGACGTTGATCTGGTTGTAGGTGGTGCGCGGCAGGTTGATGCCAGCCTGGCCATAGACGTACTGCACCAGCCCCGAGCAGTCGAAGCCGCTCGGGGTGGTGCCGCCCCACAGGTACGGCACGCCCTGGAAGCCCAGGGCGTTGTTGACGATGTCGGAGGCGGAGACGTCGGCCATCAGCGCGGCGCTCCGAAGACCGCCGACTCGAAGGCGTTCTCATAGGTGGTCGCCGCCTGGGTGGCACCGAACTCGGGCTTGGCCTTCGCCTGCTGTTCGGCCAGGAACTTCTGGGCGTCGGCCGAGTAGCCGCCCTTCTGGTCCTGCTTGGTGGTGGCGATGACATTGCCCTGGTCGTCGTACTGGTTGGTCGTCGTGATGACGGTCGGGTTCGCCTGCTCAGCCTGGGTGAGGGCGCTGGAGTAGGCCGTGAGCTCCCCGGGTAGCGGATCTCGGCCCAGCAGCTGCTGGAAGACGCTGGTCGCCACCGCCTTGGCAGTGTCGGGGTCGGTCAGATTGACCGAGGTGGCCGAGGTGGTACGGAACTCGGGACCGATGTAGCGCCTGACGCCGGTGAGGGCGTTCGTCTGGAAGAGCCCATCCTTGGACGTGACCCAGTTGCCAGCCGACTGCTGGTTGGAGATGTAGCTGCGCAGGATGTCGAGCGGGCTGACCTGCTGCCCCTGCTTACCAGCCACCGCAGCCGCGTCGACCAGCTTGTTCCAGAGGTTGCCAGCCTCAAGCCAGCCGTCGCCGGGCTTGAGCTGCCCGGCCATGACGCCCTGGGCGACGAAGTCGTTGATCTGCTTCGGCGTCCAGGTGCCGAACTGGTCCTTGGCAGCCTGGATGCTCGCCCATACGGGGCTGAGATTGGGCCGGTTCGGACCGAAGTCGTGGCTCTGGCCACGACCACCGCCGATCACGCCCTGGCCGGTGTTGCCAAGGATGTCGTTGTAGGTGCCGATGTACACCTGGCCGGTGCCGGTTCCGACCGAACTGGCGCTGGCCGCGCTGTACTGGCTCATGCCAGCCTGCTCGCTGGTACTGGGAGCGTAGGTCGCCGCCGGACTCGGCGAGGGATCGGTCACGCTCATGTCACACCCCCTGGCTCTGCTGCTGCTGGGCCTCTGCCGCCTGCGTGACAGCCAGCAGCTCCGGCGTCATGGCGTCCACACCAAGATCCTTGCTCAGGTAGCGATGGTAGAGGTTGCCAAAGCTGACATCGCCCTCGATCAGGCCCCCCACCGTGTTCATCCAGGCGTCCAGCAGGTCGCTGTTGCTGGAGGAGGAGAGCGTGGCCGAGCCGCCGTCAGCCTTGCGCTGGGCCAGCGCCTCGGTGAGCGTGTTGCGCGCGTCCAGGTACTGCTTGAGCACCTGGAGGTCGGTGCGGGCGGGATCGTTCACCAGCTTGGCGTTGGCCGGGTCGTTGATCAGGGCCGACATGCCCGCCACGGTCTTGGCCGTGGCGTTCTTGTCGTAGGTGTTGAAGGCCGTGGACCAGGCCGCGTTGTAGCTGGGGTTCGGACTGCCGTCCGGCAGCAGCGGCTCGCCCAGCGTGGAGATGAAGGCGCTCTTGGCCGCCCTCAGGTCGGCCGCGCCGGGGTCGGACATGGTCTGGAGGCCACGGCTGACAAGCGTGGCCGTCAGGCCGTTCATGAAGCCGGTGTACTTGGCCCACCCGAGGCGCGTCTGGTTCTCCTGCATGGCCTGGTCGGCCGTCAGCCTGGTTCGCATCATCTCGGCGGAGCCGGGGCTGATGGGGTTGTTGAGCTCGTAGGTGTACGCCTCGGGCGAGAAGGGCCCGTTGCCTTCGGGGCCGATGATCAGCGGTGCCAGGTTCGGGTACTGCGCGATCAGGTCGCCGTACTGCTGCTCAAGCTTGGCCGCCTTCATGGTGGCCGGAGC